CCGGCACCACCTTCAGCTCCACCAGCTGCAGATGCTGCTGCTTGAGCTGCTTCAATTTGTTCTCTCCAGTTAGGACCTGCGTTGGTAATTTGCTGCAATTCCCATTTAAATGCAGCTTCCTTACGTTGCCATTCCATGTTTTCACTAATTTTAGTATCACTAAATCCTAGATAGTGTCGTTGAGCAAATATATTAGATATTCCTTCATTTTGAGACATATCTGCAAAATTCTTTTGTTTTAATTCTTGCATCTGTTGTTGACGAATCGCAAAGTAATTTGATGGTGGATTAAATGAAAGGTTTATAAATGACTCGTGAAGTTTGTATTCATTCCACCAGCCCTTAATTTTTAAATGGGTTATAAAGGCAGCTTTAAGACCAAATGCAAATTGATTTTGCAAACGCATTATAAATTTAGCAAATCTTAATTCTTCTCGAAGAATTTCTGAACCGTCTTTAAATGCTTCATTGGGGTTGAGTCTAGTTAGAGGCACTTTCAAGCTCTTGTAAAGTTTGTTTACAAAATACATCAAATCATCTAACTTTCCTAGGTTGTCGCCTCCTTGGAGCACAGACACATCTGATCCAGTCTCACCGGTACGTTTTGCAAACCAATAACTATCTAACATTGATTGTGGGTTATAAGAATTTACAACAGATCCACCGTTATTTGACCCATCATATACCTGTTTAGACCAATATTGCTGCTTCAATTGCTGCATATATGCTTGGGCCTTAGCGGGAGGCATATTACCCACGTCAATTACAAATTTTAAACGTTCTGGTGCTCTAACTAAACGATAAATGATGATTGCATCCTCTAGTAAAGATAAAAGTTTATAAGCACGACGACAATTTTCAATAAAAGGAATTCTAACAGTTAAATCCTCATTCCAGAGACCAGAATTTATATAGGTAATTTGATTACCCTGCAAAGTCATTAATTGTTGCTGAAGATTGTTTCCGGGACTAACATTGTTAGTTTGTTGAGATAATGGTCCAGATGGATTATTGTTTAAATTAATAGGTTTAGAAAAAACAAAATTTTCTATAACATTATTTTGTATATTATCATATACAGGACTTATAGTCTCTGCTGGTATGTTAAGACATCCAATAATTCCATAATCGGTTTTGTCTTTATAAGTGATATTTTCGAAGAAAACCTCACCTTCTACCAATAAATGTCTGCAATATCCCCATCCTTTGTGTTCTAAATCATAGATATTAATGAACTTTTCAAATTCTTTCTGCAATTCTGCCTTGGCTTCAGATTCTATGTCACAAAATGCAGAAAATGCTAAATGAATAATTTTACCATTTTCATCTTTAACAATAAATTCATCACAAATTTCATCCAAACAATCTGATACTTCAGAAAAAGCGGCCATTCTGCGATATTCTGCTAATCTTCTGATCTTATCTGTATCTACTTGTGCATAGATATAATTGTGATAAGGGCTGTGTGATCCAAAAGCAGCACTGCCTGTGGGTCCATACTCCATACCCATAGCGGGTCCGGTGATTACCGACTGCTTTAATAAGCGAAAATCTGTGCGTTTGGCTAACCTATCAAAAAGTTCATACTTGGGGTTGCCCGCAGAAACATCTAATCCAGCGGCTACATACGGCAAACGTTGTAAAACACTTGAAATAAAATTGCGTCCTACATTTTGTCCGCGGCTTGAAGTTGGTAAAAGATCTGCCATATATTATATAATTACTATAAATTGTAACTTAACACCATATTATCCTATTATTGAACTTAATCAAAATAACTATGTGGCAAATTCCAGTGCCCATCTGTGAATATTAGAGTAACAACCATTGGATGCTGGGGTGTTGTTGCACCTCTGAATGGCAACCACCAGTCTTTGTCTGCAGTTTCTTCAATATTAGTACCAGACGAATACCTTGCGTGTGCAAATTTTACAGTGGTGTACTCATCCTCGTTTGTATACTTTCCACTTGGCACCAAATACATTATTTGTCCCTCTATTCCATCTGCTAGGGTATACATATCACTACTAGGAGTAGTACCATTGCCGTAAGGAACTAGTTTATTGATTTGTTTGGTTAAATCTATCGCAATACTGCCAGCATTGGAGCCTGCATCGACGGTAGATGTGGAAGCAACAAAAGAACCTGGAAACGTAGCAACACCAGCTGGGCTGAAATACCAGCTTTTAGATACTAGATTATCAGGATCTGCGTTATCAATAGCCTCTATACTAACACCTTCTCCACTTGCAATATGAAATCCCATACCAACTCTAATAGAAGTGTTGTTTCTATCAAAAACTATACCCCCGTTTTGAGCCAATAACAGATCTCCTTGTTTAGTAAACGCCCAGCGATTAACATTATCATTTAAATTTGTTTCTATGTTGAAGGCTCCGGATAATTCTGTAGTAGGGGAAAAACTATTGTCAACAACTCCCACCCAAACATCCTTATCATATGATGTCAAAGAGGCCCATGCTCCGGGAGTCCCTACTAAATCTACTCCCCCACCATTCCACGCATCACCTAACATACCCCCTTTAGCCAAATATAAATTGCCGTCTGAACTTAAAGTTGTAGTATATAAATTACTTGATAAAATATTGGTAATAGTGGAAGTTGCACTTCCCCAATGACTGGATAAACTGCTTGTAGTAGCGTAAACAGAATTCCAATTTACTGAAGATGCTGTCAAATTATATACAGTTGAAGACAAGTCTGTCGGTCTACTGTTCCATTGACTGGATAAACTGCTTGTGATGGCGTAGACTGAATTCCATTTTAAAGACTCCGCAGTTAAATTTGATATATCAGTTCTAAAAACAATATCTGAAGATAATAAATTGTTAATAGACCTCAAATCTAAAGCACTTAAATCTAAGAGGGCAGCACTAAGAGAGTTTAAAGATACTAAAACTGGATTATTAGCATTTGCAAAAGAAACAACACTGAATAGTGTAGTATTAAGTGTGCGTCCATTATGATACACTAGAAGCAGATCTGCACTTGTGAGATCAGATATTGTTGTAAAATCTTTTATAGTCTTTTGTTGCATACTCTAGAATATTTAGTTCCAAACTAGAGTATTTCCGAATTCATCGACTATGTTTGCGTTGTCTTCTGTTAAAATAGATATTCCCAAATAATTTATAGGAATCCCATTTACCACCGGAGAGGGTTCATATACCCAACCACTCCAAGAACTAATAGCGGGTCTCAGGCTACAAGTAGATAATTTGCCGTATCCGGCTTCATTTTCAACAATAATATCTATATATCCAAAATTAAGTGGTATTTGAGGTAGACTAAACTGTAGATGTTCATCCGTAATGGGGTTAAAACTAGAAAGCCTAACTGCATTAAATGGAGGATTGAATGAAGAAAGCTTGGGATATGCTGAAAATAAATCCCATGTCTGAATATTATCAAACATGGATGGATCACTTGCACTTAAATATACATTACGTGGCTGAAATAAATATTTTCCATAAACGTCTAAGAAAACAGCAGACACTGGAAGAGTTGGAATAAGTGCATCATTATAATAAAGACAAGATGGATATACAACTTTTGGATGAGGAATTGCTGATATAGATCGGGTATCAGTTTCTAAGGTTTTTAATAAACGGTCTCCTTCTCTGATATCCCCCAAAGCGGTAAAATCTGTGTTTATATAGTAGATTTTTTTATAAGGTTCATCAAATTTCTTAAAAATCCATCCCTTTATAGTAAAAGAGGTGTCTGCAGACAATTTAAAAGGAGCTCCAGCTGCTAATTCTTGTGGGTATGTGGGTGTTATGGTGCCGGACCAAGTAACTTCTGAGCGAATTTCAAACGGAGTGTCAGATTCTTTAAGACCTGGAAATTTCCAAGAAATTACTACATATGGATCATTATATGGAATGATGTTAGATATAATCTGGTCCATATCTTCCTGATATTTTGCTATAATAGTCATATTAACAGCAATGTTAACTGGAAGAGGTTGTGGTATTTTCTTTAAAAATATTTCCGGCACTTCTGGAGTGTTGAAAGGTATCATAAACCCTTCATTTTTATTAAAAACCCTAGATTTGTCCCTAGTGATACTAGCAATGGATACAGCAATTGCTGGAACAGTGGGAGCACCTGGTCCTGGGGTGTTTAAAGTTTCAAACACACGCTGTTTAGGAGCATATACAAATGAAACTTTGGTGTCTGATGAAAGAATTTCATTATGATCTTTATCATACCTCTTGATAACAATGTCATTAAAAGCAGCTATGAACTGCTCTAGCATGGTCATTACTTCAAAATTGTATGTATAGTTCCTCATCAGACAAGTATTTATGGTATTTACATAAATCGTTCTAGAAAATACTTAGGAAGATATTTTTTATTAGTAGTTATCGCTTTTACAGCAGCTCCATCTAAAATATAAGTCACTGCATGATCTTCTTTTGATCGAGTACACCTTCCACTCATTTGAATAAGACTGTCTAACATCTTCATACCATAATAATGAGGATTTTTGTCAAATTGTTTTTTAATTCTTTTAGAACCTAGCGGTAGATAAGGAGCTTTGATAATAATTTGAAACCTTCCCAAGTCATCATCTAAACTAACTCCAGTGTCTAACGAAGGGCTTACCAGAATAGTATCTTCTTCTATTCTTTTTTTATGAATTGCAATAATAT